ATAACCTACGGCGGAATTGCCGTTGCGACTTACTCAAACGATGGCGAAGAAAACAGAAAGGCGACAGACTAATGGCTACTACCACTCCTAATCACGGCTTCATAAAGCCCGCTGCAACCGACAACGTAAACATTGGTGCTTTAAACTCAAACATGGATACGCTCGATGACCTGTTTGATGCAAAAGAGATAACCATGCTCAATTATGCGCTTGCGGCGGCTTCGGCGGCAATCAACAAAAACGACACCGTAAACTCTGCAATCGGCAAGCTTGAAAAAAGGCTTGCAACCGTGGAGGCAGACACGGGCAACCCCGAAGCACTTTCCGCTTCAAACATTGCGGCGGATTACACCGCAAACTTGGCTGCTCCTGCCGACATAACCGAGAGCGACACTATCTTGAAAGTGCTACAAAAGCTCATGGCGTACATACGATTCTGGACTGTACGCCGCATTGCGGTTATTGACGGCAGAAACGGCAAGTCGCTTACGGCATACAACTTCAACGATGTTGCAACGGCGACTGTATCCATTCCCACAAAATTGTCCGATTTAACCGTAACCGAACCTCTTGCAATTGCAAACGGCGGTACAGGTGCTGCAACCGCTAAAGTTGCCGCAAGTGCGCTTGGAACGTGTTATGCAACTTGCGATGCAGCGGCACGCATTGTAGCTAAAACGGCAGCTCTGTCGAGCAAGGACGCACCGTACAGCCGTTTTGCGGGTTCTGTTGCGTATGTGCTTTTCGTAAACGGCAACACGGCGGCAAACCCCACTCTTGATGTGGCTGGTACAGGTGCGGCGGCAATTATCAACTGTCACACTAATGCGGCTGTATCGGCAACGGATATTGGCGTAAACATGACGGCGCATTTAGTGTTTAACGGCTCAAGCTGGGTTCTGATGAATCCCGCATCTTAAGGAGGCAACATGCACACAATACAGGTATCTGTTCATGACAAAATCGCGACACAAACCGATGGAACTGTTATAATCAACGGCAACAGCGAGTTACTACCCCCGCAAAGGTGCAGTGCCGACTGAGCATATCCGACTATGCGGATACGGAAGAACCGCCCTCCGCCGATGTTTGGGGACAAATCCTTGCAAAGTTGGACGAATTGCAGACAGAAATTGACGAAATTAAGGCAGGCGGCGGTGGCGGCACTGACATCTCTCTCGGCGTGACAGCGACTGTCGGACAAACCATCAAGGTTAAAGCAGTTGACACTAATGGCAAACCGACTGCTTGGGAAGCCGTGGACATGGCGACAGGGGACACAGAGGTGTGGGAAAAAGTGACTTTCATCATTCCAGAGGACGCCCCCGTTCCCGTCTTGACTATAAATTTACCTTCCCAAGACGTAGTTAAGGCTAACATTTTTATTTCTCTGTTCGGTGCGCTTAAAGCAACTAAATTTACTATTATGGCATTTATCGGAGGCACGTCTGGAAGCGACACTCTTCTTGCGGATATTAACAATTTTTACGATTCCAGTCAGCAAATCCGTAACGCCGCCATCGCGATTGAAAAACAGGGTGATTTCTGGCGGGTGCTTTCTAATCCGGAGGCGGCTGCCGGGCGGCGAAACGGAACCGGGGCGCTTCGTTTTATCAAATACAAAAGCGATTATCTGTATATAAAAACGCCCACTCTGAACGAAACATTTTACGGTTCAATCGAAATAGACTACGTGACGGGGGGGATTATATGAAAATTTTCGACAACGGTATAGTTCGCGATATGACCGCCGACGAGGTAACGGCATATCAGGCGGAGACAATTACGACACAACAGCAAATCCCGACAGCGGGGCTTGAGGACAAAATGCGTGTGTATATTGAATCGATTCCAACGGCGGACACTCCGACCGTCCCGCCCAAGCTTGGGTTCAAGTGGGAGCCGATATACAGCGGCACAGCGGGTTTTGCGTGGGAGCTTGTACCTGACCCCCATGCTGTCGGGACGGTTGCAAAGCCCTTCGAGTGGTTTGCGGGAATCCGTGTTGTTATGGGCTACCATTACACCAACGGCGTTGACGTTGCGCTCGCTGTTGCGGACGGCGTTCCTGCAAATTTTGACGATGAAGCATTTTTAGTTAAGCTGTAAAGGCTTGACGAATGCAACAATATATGCTATAATCAAAACATGAAGTACGATGTTATTGATTTTATTCGGTGGGGCTTGCGGCATACGATACGTTATGCCGCTCCTGCCGATGCAGACATGCCGCTGTCACCCGACGAATGCGGAATATATCCTACACGCTATCTGTTTGGGACAGTGTGGAAACCCTGCACTAAAGCTACGCTGAACGAACGTTTTGTAAATCATTACGCAAAACAGGGGTTTTCCGAAGAAGATTTTGACCGCATTACGTCTGAATGGTCGGAACGTGATTATGCGACAGACTGCCAAGGCTTACTTGACGCATGGCTGACGGTTGAGTGCAACGAGAAGACCGACATTAACGCGCACATGAACTACACCGATTGGTGTACGGACAAAGGCGCAATTGCCGACATAAAACGACCGTATGTTATCGGCGAAGCGTTGTTTATGCAGTCAAAATCAAAAGGCAGAATGACGCATGTCGGTTGGATTTGCGGCAATCTGGGACGTGAACCGCTGGTGCTTGAAGCCCGCGGGTTGCGCTGGGGTGTGGTTATCACCAAGCTCAGCGACAGACCGTGGACGCACCGTGGGTTAATGACGGCTAAATTTAATTATGGCAAAGGTGACAAAATTATGACAAAATTTGAAGTTGTAAGCCCTATGCACGAGGGCAAAGAATACAAAAAAATGCAGGCGGCATTGAATGCGGCGGGCTACACCGATGAAGCGAAAAAGCCGCTTGTTGAGGACGGCAAGTGGGGCAAGAAATCGCAGTTTGCGTTTGAACGTTTGCTTGAAAATCACGCTGAATCCGAACCTGTTGAAGAACAGCCCGTAATCAGCAAGACGCACACAATCAAGCTCACTGTTGACGACGTGGAGTGCTATGAATGCACTGTAAATTGATATGAATGACGCTGTACTTACAGCCCTGCTTTCGCTTGCTGGAACGGCGATAGGCTCAATAGCGGGCATTCTTGCGTCAAACAAGTTGACAAACTTTCGGTTGAAGTCGCTTGAAGACCGTGTATCTCAGCACAACCACCTTATAGATCGCATGTATGGGGTTGAAGACCGTGCTAAGGCGAATCAACACAGAATTAACAAGATAGAAGAAAGGCTTGAATCGTATGAAGACAAACTGGACAATTTGGCTCAAAGCCGCTGCCATCCGAGCGATTAAGACTGCGGCACAGACGGCTTGCGGTGTGCTTGCAACTTCCGCATTGCTGTCCGAAGTCAACTGGGCTGTTGTCGGCTCATCTGCGGCAATGGCGGCTATCGTCAGTCTCTTAACGTCACTTGCGGGACTTCCCGAAGTCAAAATGCAAGAGCGTGAACGATTGCGAATAAACAAAAACACGACCATCGAGGACGCCTAATTGGCGTTCTCTTTTTTATGCAAAAAATGACGAATACAGAATTAAATGGTATATCAAACACTAAAATAATATCTTTGTTGAAAGAATATTGTCATGATTCGGTCGCTCGTGACATGGCTGTCATGCGGCTGGTTGAAGGCGCAACGTATATTGACATTGCACATATTTTCAATGTATCTCAATCGACAGCCCGCCGCAAGTGCATCAAGGCTGAAAATGCCGTCAAAATGCACATAAATGAATGAGCATATTCCGTTGCTGTAATATAATTAAATAAACAAGCAATGGAGGTACGCATGAACCCTTACGGATATAATGTGCCGAACATGTACGGCAACAACACGGTAGTGCCGCAAATGCAGTACAGCCCGCCTGTTCCACAGCCACAGCTTCCGTTTGGACAGCAATCCAACCTGATATGGGTACACGGCATTCAAGGCGGCAACGCATACAAGATGGGCGCAAATCAGTCTGTTATCCTGCTTGATGAAACCGCTCCGCTTGCTTTCTTCAAGCGCACGGACAGCGCAGGGTATGCGACTATGGACATTTACGATTTAACCCCACACAAAGAATCGGAAACAGATTTACAATCTATTGAACAACGTTTAGCAAAATTGGAGGCACGATTAAATGAATCCGATACTGCAATCCCTAAGCCAAAACAACCCGCAAATGGCAAAAATGCAAGAAATGACGGACACGATACAGCAGTATAAGCAATTCCGTGCGGCAATGGCGGGGAAAAACCCGCAAGCTCTACTTAACATGCTCATGCAAAACGGCGGCGTATCCCAACAGCGGATGCAACAGGCACAAACTCAAGGACAAATGTTTTTGCAGGCTATGCGTAATCAGTAACCGACTTTAACAAGTCCATATGGATTATCATCCATCCCAGTGCAACAAACACGGCACAGTGTTGAATAAATCAAGGATGGTTTTTTTATGGACAACAACTTCACTCCTGCCGATTATGCGGCAATGAACGGCGGCTTCGGCGGCGGCAACCAAGAATGGCTTTGGATTATCCTCTTCTTCCTGTTTGCAGGCGGCGGAAACGGCTTTGGCGGCAACCGTAAAGACTGCGCAACCACAGAAGACGTGCAGAACCAGTTCAATTTTGCGGCTCTTGAGCGGCAGAACGGCGAGACTGTTGCGGCAGTTGCAAACAACACTAACGCTGTTACCAACGCAGTGAAAGATAGCGAAATTAGGCTTCAGCAGGGCATCGGCGCACTTGCGGGCATGGAGCAGAATATTATCGGCAATACGTCCAGATGCTGCTGCGAAACCCTTCGTGGCATTGACGGCG